AACGTGGGGAACGTACTGTTGGTAAGCAACAAGGCCGTTTTACGACTTATTATAAGGATGGTAAACAGCATATTGAGCCACGACCCTTGCAAGGACATGCGTCAGATGGGTTATCAAATCGTTTACAAAAGCTGCTATGCAATATATCGGTTTATAACGAGGCCACCGGTAAAATCGAGTCTGGAGGTGGTTGGAGAGTTAAAGGTCGAATGGTTGTTTTTACAGCACACTACCTCGAGAACTTAGAAGTTGATACTTCTGATCCAAATTTTAAGATAATGATGACTTTACCTAATTCAAGTAGAACTCAATATAAGTGTTCAGTTGATCAATGTAAGTTTTACCAATTTTGTGAGTACATAAATGATACGGATGTAATAGATTTGGATCTAGTTGCTATTTTGTTACCCGACGATGCCCCCGTTGCTACTGATAATATGGAGTTGTTCATTAAGGAAAAGAATTTAGACTATATTAATACCGGTGAGATGCTACTTTTTGGTCTAAATACAACATTTAATAAGTTGTATATGAGTGGTGTTTCTAATGTTAAGAGAATTCAAACTCCTCTTGAGTGTACTGATAGATATTTAGTTTCTGGCTTTACATATCACGCCCCTAGTGCAGTTCCTGGTTGGTGCACCTTTCCACTGGTCGATTTTACAAAGGACAATGGGTGTATAGTTGGAGCGCATGTTGGTAAATACGCAGGAACTAGTATTCACCGAGCTGAGGCAGTGACTTATGAGATGATGATGCACGCTTTCGATTCTGTTATGGATAAATCAATACATTTTATATAAGAAGGGCTTCCTAGTTGGGTACAAGACAATAAGGCCGCGAATTTTATGCCTCCTGATCACGTTGAGTATTTAGGTGCAGTAGCTAATGCTTATGCTGTGCAATTACCTAATAAGACGGACCTAGAACCATCGCCGTTATCTGCACACATCAATCCTGGAGTACCTTGGCAAATGACAAAGAAAGCACCCGCGGTGCTATCAACTAAGGATAGCAGGCATCATACTGAGCATAGTCCTTTGTACAATGCAATAGCAGGTTACCAGTGCTCTGGACACTTGACTGGTAGACAGCTACGATTAGCTACTGATATGTGTTTTCGTGAGGTGTATAAACAACCACCTGGTCTTGCGCGGGTTTTAACAGAAGAAGAGGCAATAAATGGTATTCAAGGCTTAGAGTTCTTCCAAGCACTGGATATGACAACTTCACCAGGCTACCCATATGTTAAAATGCGGCCGTTCGGAGCTAAGGGCAAATTGTTCTTGTTTGAATTTGTTACCGATGAAGAAAATCGTTTTTTGTATAAGCCAGGTCCACTACTTCGAAAGTTTGCCGATGAGAGTTTAACCAAGTTGAAGCAAGGGATAATACCTGGTGATCGATGGGCCATGGATGTACTAAAAGATGAAAAACTCAAAGATCAGAAGATAATTGATGAGTTACCCAGGTTGTTTGATGTGCTGCCTGTCGACATCTTAATTGCAGAAAAGAGATACTATGGAGCCTTTAATGCC